TGGCTCTATCTTGGGATCACCTGGATTTGGATCAACAACAGGGTATGGAACTCCTGGAATACTTCCAACTCAAGGAATAAATTACACAGGATTATTAAACAACGGATTGGCATTTGTCACAGGGTCGGGCTCGGCAGTGGCACAGAGTTCAATCAACACAGGATCCGGATTGGTCACTGGATTTGAAAATGCTGTCAACATTGACATCACTGGAGTTGGTGTCAATCTTGGCAACACCATTGCCGAAGATCCCTCCAGAGCAACCAGCACTGGCGGAGACTTTACGGAGTTTTTCAATTCTGAAACTGGATTGTATGATGTATTTGACAATGCCACAGGCGAAACTGTGCTTGCTGGTCTTGATCAACAGGCAGCAATTTTGGCCGCACAAGATCTCAGCATTGGCAATGACGGTCAAGATTTCAACGAACGTGCTGTCAACGTCAATCCGTCAAACTTTCCTGGCTACGACGACGATGGCAACCTGTTGCCTGGTTATGAACTTGACGAAAACGAAGAACCATTTTTTGCAGGATTTGGGTCCATAAGAACCAACGCTGCTGATGTCAATCCGTCAAACTTTCCAGCCTATGATGATGAAGGTAATTTATTGCCAGGGTATGAGTTGGATGGAGATGAAAATCCAATATTTGTTGGCGTAGATGGAGTTAACCGCAGTGCGTTGCTTAACAACGCTGCTGGAATCACAAGAGGCTTGTTGGATCAAGCTCGTCAGCAACAAACAGTTCGTGACCAACGTCAGAACAAAGCACAGGCTGGCGATTGGCGAGTAAGATTGCGCCTTGCTCCAAGATCAAACTATCTTTACAATGATCCACAGTGCGGACCAGTATTGTGGCCATTGAGACAAACCGATGGTGTGATATTCCCCTACACTCCAACCATAGACACAGCATACAAAGCCGAGTACGACGCATACAATCTAACACATTCAAACTATAGAGGATATTTCTACAAAGGCAGCTACGTTGATGCCATCAACGTTCGTGCTATGTTCACAGCACAGGATACCAGTGAAGCCAACTATTTGTTGGCCGTGATACATTTCTTCCGCAGTGCTACCAAAATGTTCTATGGACAAGATGCACAAAGAGGATCACCTCCGCCGTTGGTATATCTCAGCGGGCTTGGAGAATTTCAATTCAACGAACATCCTTGTGCAATCAGTCAGTTCAACTACAATTTACCCAGTGATGTTGACTATATTCGTGCTCACAGTGCTGGCATCAATGGTACTAATTTACAAGTCAGTAGAAATCGTCAAACCATTGCTGGAAATCCGCTGAGTTATGCACTACAGCGTTTGCTCACAGTGGGATTGAGCAAAGGTGCACTTGACAATCGCTTGGCAGCGCCTACGCTGGGCATTGACGAGCCCACATATGTGCCTACAAAAATGGACATACAACTCACACTGTTCCCAATACAGAGTCGTGAACAGGTCAGCAAACAATTTAGTCTTAAAAACTTTGCCAATGGCAACTTACTTAAAGGAGGCTTCTGGTAATGAGCAACTATGATACAACCAGTCCATATTTCGCCACAGGCTACACACAATTTTATCTTGATGTCATGGTCAACAGACCCATACCCAAGTTGGCAGATGACTTGACATTTAAAATCAATCAAACCTATCAGTATAGGCCAGACCTGTTGGCATTTGATCTGTATGATACATCCACATTGTGGTGGGTGTTTTATCAACGCAATCCCAACACCTTGGCAAAACCTCCGTTGGACTTTGCTGAGGGTGTCACAATCTACCTACCTAAAATAACAACCCTACGAGAAGTGTTGGGATTCTAACATGGCCACCGTAATTTTTATTGCCAATCAACCCTGGACTCCTGGCACACTATTAACTGATAAACAGATGTTGGCTATTTCTGCAGGATTACAATTAGGTCAACAATATAGTGCTGACGTACTAGCACAATTTGAAGCACAAGGAGGTCAAGCGGCCATTGCTGGAATTTTATCAGCACCGGCTAGTGCCGGTACAGTGGTTCGCGACGATGCACAAGCCACAGTGCCCAACTCAAGAACACAAAGTCCCGAGTCAGAATCATTGGTGTTTAATAACAATGGAAGAATTACTACTCCTCCGGACACTACCACAAGTTCAAATGCCATACAGCCGGTGTTGCTTAACTCAGTGGACTCAGGTACCAATGATGATCTTAGACCAATAACAGAAACTCAAAGTGTCAGTCCTGGCGATGACGAGCAAGGAGGGCCTTTGTTGTTGAATGCTGAAGTTGATGGTAGAGAAGAATTTGACGGATCGCCATCAATATCAAGCAGTGTTGGAGGCACACCCGGAGTTGGTGCTGCTCCAGATGATGTTGGCAGTAAAAATCCCACTAGAGTTGAAATTGACAACGTGTTCAACGAAGAAAAAATTATACCTCAGCCCAACATACTAGATCAGTACGCTAGTTATACCTACAGCGCCAGTTTGTATCTAATGAATCGAACCGATTACCAGGCCATGATGCAGACCAAAACAAAGCAATTGCGCGGTGCTCAGTTACTGATGCAAAGTGGCGGAGCACCTGTGGGCGGCCGTAATCAATTTTTCAGCAACGACTATTACATTGAACGCATTGAATTAAGGTCAGCCATCACAGGCAAAGGAACCAACGCTGCACACAATGTCAACAATGTAAAAATGACAGTGGTAGAGCCCAACGGTATTACGTTGATTGGCAATCTTGATCGCGCAGTACAGGCCTACATAGGATCTGCCCAAGGCAAAAAAACAAATTTTGCTGCACAGATGTATTTGTTGGTCATACGTTTTTACGGCTATGACGATCAAGGAAATCTAGTACGAGCCGGCACAGTGGCTCCTGATGGCATCAGCGATCGGTCAGCATTTGTTGAAAAATGGTACCCACTGGCCATAAACAAGATTGATTTTAAAGTAGCCAACAAGCTGGTTGAATATGAAATTGAAGCGACCAGTCCCAGCTATCAAGTATCGGTGGGAACCAGTCGAGGTTCCATACCCTACAACGTTGAACTCAGCGGAGTCACAGTTAAAGATGTTCTTAGCGGTCCAGCACAATACACATCAGTGACCACCACTGGCGGAATTGAAACCGATGATCAGGGCGTGGCATTGTTGCCAGCTGACCAGGGACTGGGTGGCACAATCAACACTACCAACACTGCACCTGCCAAGGCCAGTGCTGCTCCATCAAACAAAACAACCATTCGTCAAGGATTGGTTGCAGCCATGAATGAATATCAAGCTCAGTTGGTTCGAGATGGCATATACACTTACCCTGACACCTACAGCATAGAATTTGTAAATCCCAGCCTTGAACAAGCCTTGATCAAAAACAAAGGATCAACAGACAAAAGCAAAGTAGCCAATTCGACCAGTCAAAATGCAGCTGATAAAAAGGTTGGAGCAAAACAAAGTGCAGACACCAACAGCAAAATTGCTACCATCACAGCCGGTAGTCAGCTGGTACAAGTTATCGATCAGGTAGTGCGTAATTCCAGTTATCTTGAAGATCAACAGATTGTGATTTTTGATCCCAACACACAAAAAGAAAAACCCAATGGAGCCGCTGCCAACAACTTGGCGTATTTTAAAATTGGTTTACAAGCCACACCAACCAGGTATGATCCCAAACGCAATGATTATGCCTACGATATCAAGTACATTGTAAACATCTATCGAATCAATGAATCAGCCAGCAACTATTTTTATGTTCCAACATTCAAAGGAGTTCATAAACAATACAACTATTGGTTCACCGGTGAAAACACATCAGTGTTGAGTTATGAACAAAGTTACAGTGCTTTATACACCAGTGTACTCAGTGGCGGATCCAGTAATCCTGCGACTATAATCAATGACGCAATCAAATTTAACTTTCAGCCGCGCAGTGCCGAAAGCAGTCAGGGTGCCGATGGCAAAGTAAACGAACCCAAGGCCAATCTAGCAGATTATTTGTTCAACCCAGGCGATCTAGCCAATTGTACAATGACCATTGTGGGCGACCCAGCCTGGCTTCAACAAGGCGAAGCGTTTGCTGGACTAAAGAAAAACGATCCATTTTATTTTAGAAGTTTTTTAGCGGATGGAACTATTAATTTTGACAGTCAACAAATTTGTTTTGAAATATTGATAAACTCTCCACGAGATTACAACATGTCAACAGGGTTAATTGATCCCAATGAACAAACTACATATTTCTTAAACGGCCGACAGCCCGGAGCCGCAAGGCAAAGTTATGTGTATCGTGCCAACGAGTGTATCAGTGAATTTAACAAAGGAAAATTTACTCAAACACTCAAAGGAACATTGAATACCTATTACCCAGATCAAACGTTCAAGGCCAATCAACAAATTGCGCAAGGAATACAAATTGACACAATTAATTCTTTGTTGCAAGGTCGCACAAACTTGTCAGGTCTTGCAGGATCATTGTCAGGATCGCTAGGGTTGAATTCATTTTTTAATAACATACCTAGTGTAGCTGGAATAACTAACAACGCAGTGACCGCAGGTGTAAACACAGTTGGTAATTTTGTCAACAACTTGTTGGGAAGTTCGCCCACTAGACCAGTAGCAGAAAATACTGCACCAACTTCGTCAGGTTTACCAGTTGGAACAACAGGAGTTTTAGTAGTACCAGAATCAGCAGTTAATCGCCCAGTTGATATTGGGCCAGCACCGCCACAACAAGTGGCCGCAGGTGATGATGCAGGCATTGAGACCACTGGTCCAGAACTACTCAATAGAGAAGCATAAATTTTAGGATGAGCAATGGCAGAAAACGTACAACGCAGTAGAGGACGCTCCCAAGGTTATAAATTTGATCGTGGCGGCGTTGCTGCGGAAATGGGCCCGTACATTGGCATTGTGGTCAACAACGTTGATGCGGTACGTGCTGGACGATTACAAGTTTATATCGAAGAGTTTGGTGCAACCAACCCTGATGGAACACCAAATTTGACAGATACCACACTGTGGCGTACAGTGAGTTATTGTCCTCCATATTATGGATCAACTCCTATCAACATTGGCAGTACATCAGCTGGCTTTGGAACATATCCAGGAAATCGAAACACCTATGGTATGTGGTTTACTCCACCGGATCTTGGAGTTCGTGTGGTTTGTTTTTTCATTGGGGGAGATCCCAGTCAGGGTATATATCTAGGCTGTGTGCCCGATTCTGGTAGCAATCACATGGTTCCAGCCATCGGAGCATCCAACAAATATGTTCCAGGCAATGCTAAACAAAAAGAATTGTTTGCAAACAGCCCACTGATGCCAGTGACAGAAATCAACGTGTTGAACAACGCTGTCAATGAAAATCCAAGATTTTATGATCAGCCCAAGCCGGTACAAAGTGTTGTAGCTGGAATCTTGTTTCAACAAGGTCTTAACAAAGACCCTGTGCGAGGACCCATTAGATCCAGCAGTCAACGAGAAAGTCCCAGTTCAGTGTATGGTATTTCAACACCGGGTACAGCAATATATCAAGGAGGTGGCGATCCTAAAACCATTCGTGCTCAACTTGAAAAAGGTGAAATTAAACCACAGGACATAGCTGTGATTGGGCGCAAAGGGGGTCATACCTTTGTGATGGACGACGGTGACCTTGATGGTAAAGATACCTTGATTAGAATTCGCACAGCCAAGGGTCATCAGATTACCATGAGTGACGATGGAGATTGCTTTTATATTACTCATGCCAATGGTCAGACATGGATGGAGTTTGGCAAACAAGGCACAGTAGACGTGTATAGCACAAACTCAATCAATCTACGCACCCAGGGTACTCTCAATTTACACGCAGACAAAAACATCAACATGTATGCCGGTGGATCAATCAAAATGAAAGCCAATGACAGACTGTTTATAGAAGCTGCCAAAACAATGGTTTTAAATTCTCTAGACAAACTGGTGTTGTCTGCTAAAAAATATTTGGGACTGCGCAGCGACGGACCAGTAGCAGTTAAAAGTAAAATTGGCAGTTGGGAAGCCACATCGGCTCTCAATCTCAAAGGAAAAGTTATCAATCTCAATGGAGCTTCAACTGTAACAGTGCCTGAAATTCCAGAACTTCCGACTTTTAAGTTAGCCGGTACAGAATTTAATCCTTCAGTTGGATGGGAAGTCAAGCCTGGTCTAATAGAAACTATTGTCACTAGAGCACCCACACACGAACCTTATCCTTATCATGGAAAAGGAGTCAACAACAGCACTAATTTAAATTCCACAACTGGATCTGCAGACCCAACTCCGGGGACACCCACTGGACAATCAGTGGCACCAACTTCGCCACGGGTCTCAACAAAAACATCTTTGCAAGCCAAAGCTGATACTGCATTTGTGTCAGCGTCGACGTTGCCAGTTACCAAGCCCATGGATATACAAAACTATGTCAGTGAGTTACCAGCTAATTCAGCAATTGGACAAGAAGCACAGGAAATTTACAACATTGGTCAACGATTATCCAATCCGGTTGCAACACCAACTGTGACCCCTACATTACAAGAACAAATTGCCAATGTTGAACAGGCTCAAGAACAAATTAGAAGAGCATAACAAATATGATTACTGCAGAACAAGTCACCGCACTAACCGCTCAAGCTGCCAATGATGCTGCTTATAACCCCTATGACCTTGACAACAATTTGTTACCAGACTGGCAACTCAACGATGACAGCATACCTGTTTATCTAGGACCAGAAATTGCCACCCGGGGAGTAGGAATATATGGACAGACTCCGGCTGGTCTAACATTGACTGGCTATCTTAAATCTGGTACATTGAGTTTGATAACCAGTCCAGAGATGACATACGTAGTGCTAAACACTCCAGCAGTGTGGTCTGGGCAACAAGGAATCAACAGTTTGTTGGATTATTTAAACAATCCAATTTTGCAAAATCTTGCACAAAATGAAATAATGCAGGGAGCATTTCAAGGCTTGCTGGATGCCGGCATTTTGGTTGGCAATGAATCTGCCAGATACCAAGCAACATTTTTACAACCAGCCACGAGATATGGTGTAGACGCAGTGGTAAGTTGGATTCAAGGAACTGCCAGTTCTGAGCTCACTGACAAAATAAAAATTTCTGCAAGACAAGGTCAATATGCTATAGATTTCATCGAAACATTTGCTCCTTTACTAAACGCTGGAGTAGACAGCCCTGGATTTATTAATACCGTGGATCGTCTGGAGTTAGATCAAACTTTGACAGAAATCATTGGCAATGAAAAAATTCCATCTGTGGATTATGCAGATGTGGTGCCTAATTTGCCAGATTTTGCAATTCCTATAGATTCCAACGAAGAAGGCATTTTCCGCTTTGCACCCGGCAAACCAAAGGATTAAATACTAAACTATGGCTACATTTATCGGTTTCAACACACAAGATCAATTCAAAAAATTCACGCTGACTGATGATGCACTGATCAAGAGAGATTTACTCAATGCTTTGAACATACGTCAAGGGCAGTTACCGGGTCGTCCTGGATATGGCACGGCATTGTGGGATAATTTATTTGAAAATCAAACCAACGAAACAGAGTTAGCAATTACAAAAGAAATACAGCGTGTGGCCGGAGGTGATCCACGTTTACAGATCACTGAGATAGACATTTTCCCTCAAGAGAATGGCATGTTAATACAGTTGTTATTGACCATAGTGCCCAGCACAGATGCTGAACGTTTGAGTATTTTTTTCGACCAACAATCACGCACAGCCAGTTATATCTAACATCTTAAACTGAGCCGTTTTTCACTGCCATAAATACAAAACCATGGCAAAGACTACTAGACAGACAGCAATATTTGGCGTTGAAGATTGGAAAAGAATCTA